CCTGTGCGAGCTTATTTGGCAGCGTTGAATAGGTAGACTCAGAAATACGACTGATATTGATGTCAATCTGGTTAGATGTACCGTTATTTGTACGGATCACTTGGTCTAAAAGGTCTATGGTATCAATAGGAAATGGGTATGATGCTTGCCCAGTAACCATAGGAATTTGGCCTTGTTCAATAGTCCAGAGGTTAATACCACGGTTTGCCCATTCAATCGTAAGTAGGTTTAAAGACCTACGGGCAGTCCGCATATCGTAACCCGTGCGCAGCTCTAAGCCAGCCCGCTCAAAAGCCTCTTCAACTAAATCGTTGAGGTCTAGGTTAAATACTGATTGCCCTATTGTTGTCATAGTCCTGAGGCTGCTTTCATTGCGACAAGTTCCGCAGTTAGTCTTGCTATTTCTTCGTCTCTCTCGTCTAGCTTACGCATTAGTCCAGAGTTCATATCTGCCCAAAGAACCATATCTTTCATGCGCTCTTTGTGGTCTTCAAACATAACTTTAAATAACTTATCAGACGCCTCCATTTGGCGGTCAATAAAATCTTCTGGTTTCATTTTAAACCTTTTAATGTCTCCGCTAATCTAGCACGTTTGCCTAATTTACCGGGTTTTTTTGCCGCAGCAGCTAACTTTGATTCTGGAATAGGTTTTCCAGCTTTAGCACCAAGCGCTTTGCGTAATGATCCGGGTTTTTTAATTGCGTCTTGAATCCAATTTTTAGTAGCCATTATTTCTTCGCTGTTTTTAAAGAGTTAATAAAAGCTTGCTTAGTAGGTGCGCCTTTAGATCCGGGCTTTCTCATCTTCTCACCAGAACCAGCAGCAATCCGTTTTTTCTTCGCATTGATATTAGCGTACAAACCCACCTTACCACCTTCAGCAAACTGAGTGAAATCGGTATTATCCCTGCGTGACTTCTTTTCGCCTTTAGGCATTTTAGATGGGGATATATCGCCCATACCACGGCTAGGTCTCATACCATTTTTCCTTTGGTTTTGCCTTTAACACAACATCCATCCGCGCGAGCAGAAGCTGAAGAAACCTTACCGCCTGATTTCATACCAGTAACATTGCCCATAGTATCTACGGCAGGGATGTTCTGTTCGGTTGTACCAAACATTTCATAATCCCGTTGCTTTTCCTGACGGATGCCGCGCTCTTTATTAGCCTTGTAATAAGCCTCGCGCTTCTCTTTTTCTTTGCCAGTTTCTGTAAATGGCATGATTAGCACATCCCGCCAGATTTCATCTTAATCATTGTGCCTTTGGTCTTGCCTTTAGTAACGCAGCCATCAGCACGAGCAGATGCAGATCCACCTTTAGCTAATTTTAAAGTTGTGCCTTTACCGCCTTTATGCTCTTGCATATCGTGCTGTTTAAAAGCTTTTTTAATCATCGCCGTATCTTGGGCTTTGTCCATTTTTGTATCTTCTTTCATATCGCTTTTAGCCATACCGCCACCTTTAAATGTTTTGCCTTTATCGGCTTTGTTAAAATCCATTCCCACGGACTGTGGGATCCCTACTTTCTTAGCAAATGCTGGATTATGAGCAACTGCCGCCATAAGATTATGCTGCTTTTTAGATACGCTAGGCACGGGTTTTACCCCTTATACAACAACCATCTGCACGAGCAGAAGCTGATTTTACTTTACCGCCCGACTTATATCCAGCATCATCGTAGTCCGACGTATATGCCAAAGTATCACTCTTAACCTGTTTTAAAATATCTTTTCTAGCTAACGCATCTGGAGTAATTGATGCATTACCATGAAACCCTTTTTGTATAAATCTTGGTGCATTTTTCATCAAAGCTACTTTACGAGTAGCCGCATCAATCATAGGGTGGTCACCCTCTGCGGTTTGGAACTCAGATTTTGCTGGAACGGCTACTGGCGTTAATTTATCAGCTACTTTATCAGCAACAACTTCAGCCTTATTCTTTTTGGCGGCTTCAAAATCGTCAATAAATGAAGATCCGCCTTCAGCAAACTTTTTCTTTTTCATACAAAGCGTCCTTTAGTTTTGCCTTTAATAGCACAACCATCTGCACGTTTTGATGCTGAAGATACAGAGCCACCTTTAGCCATTTTCTTTACGGTGCCACCTTTTTTCATCGTCCTAGAAGCAGCAAGCTGCCCAGCCAAACTATCACCAAGTCCTCTACCGCGAGGAACCATTAAGCCCATAGGTCTAGCAACTACATCTGGTCTATCCATGCCAGAAAGCATTCCCATGCCACCAGATACGCCACCTAATCCAGCTAATTGTGCTTGTGCATTTGGAGCATCTTGAAGCATTGGACCCTGACCCGCGCCCATAGGTCTAGCAACTACATCTGGTCTATCAGCTACAGCATCAGGAGTGTCTGGTACAAAAACTCGGCTATCGCCCATATCAACATAACGTCCACCAGTAGGGCCGCCATCTTCAAATTTCTTTGTCTTTTTCATTTATGACTCCAATATCCAATAATTAAACCAATAACTCCAGTGATAATACTAACTCCACCACCGATAGCCATTAACGTTTTCCAGCCACCTTTAGCTTCAGACAGGGTTTTTTCAATGTTTTGGAGCGTAACTTTAATTTCAGCCATCTCTACTATCATTTTATCCATGTCTTCTTGCAAGTGTTGAATGTTACTGGCGTGAGTAGCTAATTCTCTTGCCGTCTCAATTGGATCAATATTATTCATTAACATTTCCATCGAGCTAGACTAGCCGCTTTACGAGTAGGTCTGCCCTTTTCATCTTTCATAGGTCCGGGCATCCCAGACATACGAGCACAGAATGACTTCTTCCTAGCACCGCCTTCAGGCTGTGGAGCCTTTAGGTTAGAACCAGTAGCGGCATTGTATTTAGCTCTACCTTTGGCAGTCAGTCCAGCCCCCTTAGATACAGGAAGCTTTTCACCACGACCTATTGCTAGAGAAGGGCCTTTTTTCTTAGCCATAAAACACCGTAATAGCTGCGTTAGCTGGTAATGTTATATAAACGCCATTATCAAAACGAATACCTTCACCCGGTATTGATGTAGAAATAATAGCAGTATTAACAGTAGTATCAAGCTGTAAACGCTGTGTGCCAGTAGTGGTATTAGCGGCAGTATCGTAAAAATTAATTTGCCCCGCAGTGCCGCCGGGAGCTACTTGATAGCCTTTTACTCGTACTGGACCTGTAATAGCTTGTGCATTTGCATTTAAATGCGCCATTTTTACGTCATATTGCATCGTCATAATTAATCTCCTAAAGATTTAAGTGGGGGACGAATCCCCCTAGATTAATTAAACGTTTTGTTGACCGTTGTCAGCTACGTAGTAACGAATAGAACCAGTAACAGGGCCACCAACAGCACCAGCAGTACCGATAGCAGAAGTAACGATAAATAAGTTAGTTGCATTAGCAACGTTACCTAAAGAAGCGCCTTGACCTGTACTACCAAGCGTAACTGCTTGACGGGTTGTTACGTTACCGTTCAATACAAACGCGCCGGGAACATTAGTACCTAAAGTAATAGGCTGTCCGGGGCCGCCACCAGTAATTGGGGTAAACCCTATGTTACAGGTAGAATTAGCGCCTGTAGATGGGTTAGCAATATTAATAGCTAGTACAACAGTGTTAGCTGGAAGAATAATAGGAGCCGTATTAGTAGCAGAAACTGTTACGTTAGCGGTAGTAGAAGATGTGTTAGCGATGTAAAACTGAGCGACCATATCCATTGAACCAGCATAAGCTGTACGAGTGGAATCGCCACCTGTTGAACGCCATAACGACGAGGTAGTTGCTAAAGTCATGATAAATTGTCCTTGCATATAAGATCAGCTTATCAATCAATATGCTGTCTGCCGGGACAGTTTGATAAGCCGGTTTTCCCGGTTTCTCCAATAATACTACAACTACAAATAAATACAACACTTTGAAAAAGAAAAACCCCGCCTTTTGAGCGGGGTCTTCGTAAGTCTTATATAAGACTAATTAAGCACCAGCAGATCCAAACATACCGAGAGGATCAGACCAGCCAAAGCTATAACGCTCGCGTGACTTGTAGCGGACATTGCCCGTGTCGAAGTCGCCGTCCATTGACTGAGCCAAAGGCGAACGCACAAAGTGCTTCATACCGTTTGGAACGTCCGTGGTCAAGAACCAACCATTGGTGTCGGTTAGGAAATGGTTAATTGTGTAACCTTCCGAAACAGAACCGTTGTTCTTAATTGCGTTGATGTCATTGTCGTTTGTGCCAACGCGCAATTCAGTTTCGAGCAAGCGAGTTGCAACGAACTGGAGTGCAGGAGGAACAACCAACTTCTTAGGTTTGGAAGCAATTAACAGACCACGTTCATCAGTCCACAAGCTAATCTGAATAACAGCGGCTTCTAACGAAGTCTCATTCAAGTCGGCAGCAGTTGTAGGAATGTTGCTGTTAGTACCGCCAGATACCAATGGGTGTGATGCGCTGAATAAAGGAACGCCATCACCACCGTTATAGCCAGTGGTGAAACCGTTATTCAATACAGCAGCAGCTTTAACCTGTTTGGTATAAGCCATAGCACGAGCTAAGGACTTGGTATAACGAGCTGATAGGCTATCGTAGAGGTTGTCTTCGATTGCTTCTTCAGTCAAGCTAAAGCCAAGGGCAATAGTTTCGTGGTTGTAGCGAGCAGTCCATGCTTCTTGAGCATTGTCATAAGCGATGGCAGAGCCTTCGTTTTTAACAGGTGCAGCAGAAAAGCCAGAAAGCTTTGTTTCTTCTTCGAAAGAACGCTCTGAGGTCTCAGTTTCGTAGATCTCTTTGTGTTCTTCACCGTAGCGAGCATACTCTAAACCGA